AACTGCGGGGTAGCGACGTGGCTCACCTAGAGTGGAAGAACGAGATCGGCCTCGTGCAGTGGCTCCGCTTCGATGCAGTGCGCACCGCCGAGATCCAGCAGACGGCAACCGTTACGCGACACCCCGTGCAAAAGGGCGCGGACATCGCTGACCATGTCCGCGTCGACCTGCCGAGCGTATCGATCACCGGGTACATCTCGATCGCTCCGCTCACGGTTGACGCGATGGTCGTCCGTCTTAAGGACATCCCGATTGCGAGCGGTTTCTACCAACCTGTACCACTGCCTCCCGGCCCCGCTGGTATCCGAGCGTCAGCCATCCAGGGCGGTCTTATTCAGGCAGCCGTCAACGCGCTGAGCTCGGTCACCGATCCGAAGAGCGTCGAGTCGCTCATCACACAGAATCCAGGCGACCGAGCGGCGACGGCAGCCACGACGTTGCTGCGCCTGCAATCGGAGCGGACGCTGATTCGCTTCGTCGACGAGCTGAACACGTACGAGGACATGGTCCTGACGTCGGTGGTCGGCACGCGCACGCAGCAAGTCTACGGCGCCGCGTTCCAGCTACAGCTCGAGCAGCTTCGGATCGTATCCTCGATGCTTGTCGACTTGCCGGTCCCTGCGGAGCCGCGTGGGCAGCTTCCCAAGAAGACGGCGAGTACGCCAAAGGACAGTGGGAAGGGCCCGGTGGATGATGCGAAGAAGTCCGCGGCACTACGGTTCGCTCAAGGCCTCTTCTCTGGGTTCTGACGATGACCCTGCTCGAAACAATCGAAAACGGGACGCCACTTCAGATTCCCGTCATCGACGGCGCGGCGTTTCAGACCCAGAGAGTCGCACTCGACGGGCAACTGTATACGCTTGGCCTGACGTGGAATCAGTGGGCGTCGTACTGGGCGCTGAGCCTATGGGACGCCGAGGAGAGCCCCATCCTGTTGGGGCTTCGGATAGCGGTGAACTGGCCGCTGCTCCGTTACTACAAGTACGACACACGATGTCCTCCGGGTGAGATCATCGCGCACGACCTGACGGGGTCGGGGCGTGACCCCGGCTTCGATGACTTCGGCATCGGGAAGCGTGTAGAACTCACCTATTACGCGCAGACGTAAAACGACATGAAGCTCTTCGGACGAAAGTGGTCGGTGCAGATCGATCGTGAGACGTTCGACGACTTCGATATGGCGTTCAACATCGTCAAAACGACGAAGGCGGAGCCGAACACCTGCGATCTTCGCCTGTACAACCTGAACGCGGACGCGCGCGGCGCACTTGAAGGTACGCCGCTGGTCAAGATTGCGGCGAAGTCCGGTCCGACAAAGCATCAGCACAAAGGCATCCCGGTACGCATCTCCGCGGGCTACGAGGATGCAGACTGCGTCATCTGGCAGGGCGACTTGCGCACGGTCCAATCGAAGCGCGAGGGTGCTGACTGGGTCACCGAGCTCGGCAGCGGCGACGGCGAGGGAGCCTACCAGCGTTCGCGAGTGAATCTGTCCTTCAATCGCGGGACTCCGATAGCGACGGTCTTGACCGCACTTGCGAAGTCGATCGGACTCGGAGTGGGCAACCTCCCGCTCTATCTGCCACGGCTGTCGTTGAGTCCGACGCTTTCTCAGATCACGATGCATGGCATTGTCCTATCGGGAAGCGCGTCCGATCAGCTCACGTACATCACTCACTCGGTCGGCCTCGAGTGGTCGATCCAGAACGGCGTGCTTCAGTTCACCGAGCGCGGACTGCCGACGATCGGCCAGGTTGTGCTTGTTAGCCCGGTCACCGGAATGGTCGACGAGCCGTCGATGGACAACGAAGGCGTGTTGACGGTCAAAATGTTGATGATTCCGAACGTCGTTCCGGGCTCGGTCATCGTCGTTGCGTCCGAGCGAATCTCTGGAAATTACCGCATCGAGAAAGCTACGTACGAGGGCGATACGTCAGGGCAGCCTTGGTACATCACGGTGCAAGCGGTTCCCTACTGAGCGAAGTGTCATGCCCGCAGAGCCCACCGAAGTAGACGTGATTCGCAGCGCGATCGAGTCGCGCTTGCTCGACCTGCATACGTCGATGCCTGGGCGCGTGGTGACGTACTATCCCGCGACGCAAACGGCCGACGTGCAGCCCGTCATCAAGCGGGCGATCCAATCGTACAGCGGCGAGCTCGTGCACGAAGAGCTGCCCATCATCCACAACGTTCCGATCGAGTGGCCCGGCGGCGGGGGCTACGCGATGCAGTTTCCGGTGATGTCTGGGGACTTCGTGTGGCTCATCTTTTCCGAGGCGGCCACCGCGATGTGGAGGTCGACCGGGCAGATCTCCGAGCCGGGCGACCTTCGCCGTCATGACCTGTCGTATGCGTGCGCGATCTTTGTGCGTGGGCCAGAAACGAAGGTGTTGGTGCCGCTCGCCCCTTCGACGGAAGCACGCATGGATTGCCCAGGGCCGTTCGTGTTCTCGAGCGCGGCCGGTCAAGCGGCTGCCCAATTCGTCGCAAGTGCGACTTTGGTAAGCGCAGCGCTACAGGCGCTGAAGGCCGTCTTCGACGGCTGGACTCCGGTGGCGAACGATGGAGGCGCCGCACTCAAGACCGCACTGGGCTTGGCTCTCTCATCCTGGCCTCCGAATCTCGCCGTTACAAAGCTCAAGGCTGAGTAACTAGGCTCCCTCAGGGTCGGCGCGCTTGGTGCGTCGTCGTAACTACTGCGCCTGATTGGCGATGTCCTGGAGCGCCGACGCTCGCTGGCGGAGCCGCTCTCGAGCTGCTTCTGGGTCGTCCTTCGAAGGCGCGCTCCACTTGCCGCCATCCTTCAAGCACGCGCGCATGTGAGCGTCAGAATCCTTCGTCGTGACGACGCTGTAATAGCTCGATGCGATGCGCACAACGGCGACGCCGCCGTCTCCGGACACTGTCTCCTCGATCAGGCATGATCCGAGAACCACACGATCGGCGAACTGCCCGGAGCACGAGCTGACGTGAACGGCATCCTTCGGCATGAACTTGGAGCGCATCTCGGCGACGACCGCCATTGGCTTCTCCTGACCGAGCTCGAACGGAGATTGCACGGATAGGTCCGTGCACTCGTCGAGCCGTTCCTTCTTGAACACGGCGTAGCCGGCGCGCGCGGTAATGGTCTTAGGCACGGCGGGAGCCGCTGAGGTGCTAGCCGCAGCCTGCGTAGCCGCATCCTGCGGCCACTCGTTGGCCTTGCCTCGATCGCGCGGCTTCCCGCATCCGCCGAGCAGCGCGAGCGCCGCTATCCCCACAATCATCACCTTCCCCATTCTGGGAGTAGAGCACGATCCATGGCCGTCATCCAGGTCATCCCCGAAGGGGACCTAGCCCTCGAGAACGGGAACTTCGTCTGGATCGAAGGTTCGTCGCTGGTCCGGCAGAACATCGCTTCTCGGTTCAGTTTCTACGCGGGCGAGTGGTTCCTGGACCTGCGCGAAGGCGTCCCATACTACCGGGATATCCTCGTCAAGAGCCCTGACCGATTGGTCGTCCGATCGATCTTCGAGCAGGTCCTCCGAAGCACTCCAGGGGTGACCGAGATCCTGAGCTTCGATCTCACGCTCGACGCAGAGGAGCGGACCATTCGCTTCGCATTCGAAGTGCAATCAACCGACGGCATCATCACGGTCAACCCGGACGATGACGCATTCGTAGTGAGGCTCTGAGATGCCGGCTCCGTTTGGTGTTGTCAGTACCGGGTTTAGTCGCAAGTCGACCCAGGAGATTTTGGCCGATATCCGCGCGCGACAGCTCGCCACGATCTCGCCGAACCTCGACCTGTCGACGACGACTCCGTGGGGCCAGAACAACGGTATCTTTGCCGACGAACTAGGCGCCGCGTGGGAGGTGCTCGAGGTCTGCTATCACGCCTTCGACCCTGACCAGGCCGAGGACTTCCTCCAGACGTCTCTCGGCAAGCTCACTGGCACCGAGCGGCGGGGGGCTTCGTACTCCGGCGTGACGCTGACGTGCGACCTCGACAGCGGGGTCACGCTCGTCAGCGGCACGCACTACGCGGCCGTAGATGGCGATTCGACGTCGCTATGGACGCCACTCGAGGACTACGTCGGCGTCGGAGGCACGGGCCAAGAGGTTTGGTTTCGATCGGAGAACACCGGGCCAATCTCCGCGAACGCAGGTTCAATCACCGTCATTCACACCTCCGTGTCGGGCTGGAACTCGGTGACCAACGCTAGCGATGCCGTCGAGGGGCGGGAAGCCGACAACGACGCCACGCTGAGGGAGCGCCGCGAGAACCAGCTCACCGCGACCGGGAGCTCGACGACGAGCGCTATCGAGGCCGACCTGCTCGAGGTCGACGCCGTCGAGTCGTGCACCGTCACAGCGAACACGGGTAACACCACCGTCAACGGCATCCCTCCGCACTACATCCACGCTCTCGTGTTCGATGGGCAAGGCGCGGACGCCAGCAACAACGAGATCGCTCAGGCAATCTGGGCGTCGAAGTCTGCCGGTGATGGGACCACGGGCGCGACTAGCGGCATCGCCGAAGATGCAAACGGCGTGACCCACACCATCTGGTTTTCGAGGCCGGATCAGATTCCTATCTACATAGCGCTGACTGTTGTGAAGGGCCCGAGCTGGGACGATCTCGGCGGGGGAACCGGACTGAAGACGTACCTGGCGGACGAACTCCAGAAAGTGCACGGCGTAGGGCAGGACGTGCAATACCGACTTGCGGACTCCCTAGCGCTCTACTTCGGCGGGCTTCGAAACGGCGTTATCGGAGTGACCTTGTTCACGATGGGTACCGCTCCAGGGCCCACCGGAACGAGCGACGTCGCCATTGACTCCGACGAGCTAGCGACCTTCAATACCGCGAACATCGCGGTCACGGTGTCGTAATGGCGCTGTCTGCCATCACCAATCATGTCGAGCGCGGCCTCTCGCGACTCATTGACCAGTTCAAGGACAAGCCACGCCTCGAGTCGTGGATCTCCTCGTATCTCGAAGAGGTGCAAGAGCTGTCTGACGCTGCGTGGCAGGTGCTCGTCACAAGGCTCATTGACGACGCCGAGGCTGAACAGCTCACTACGCTTGGGCGGCTCGTTGGGCAGACCAGGACCATCGACGATGATGACCGGTTCCGCGTCCTCGTGCGCGCACGCATCGCCGTCAACCAAAGTCGGGGCCGATGGGACGATATCCTTCGGATCGCGAACTTGCTGCTCGGTGATACCGAGTACACACTAACGGCTCACTTCCCGAAGGCGCTCGTGCTCACAATCGAGGAGCCGATCGACTTTATCCCAACGCTTGAGCAGTCGATGCTTTCCGAAGCGGTTTCCGCTGGCGAGCGCATCGACGTCCACTTTCACGCTGACGACAGCGACGAGCTGTTTCGCCTCGGCGAGGGGCCAGGCTGGGGCGAGGGGCTCTGGGCCGGGGCCGTAAGCGACCACACGATCTAAGGGACGACTATGACGCGACCGAGTGACTTGCCCGAGTGGGCTTCTGGAGCGACGTACGCGACGGGGCCGGACGCCGGGACCGCAACGAAGATCGAGCCGTCCGCGGGCGAGAAAGCCGATGGCAACGTTCGCGGAACGGCGCCATCTCCGCAGAAGTTCAACTGGTGGATGAATCTCGTCAGTGAGTGGGTTGAGTACTTCGCCGATGAGACTCCGACGACGGAGTGGTTCACGACGCCTGGTACGGAGGTCTGGACCAAACCTACCTGGGCAAAGCGCATCGAGATCACGGTCGTTGGCGCTGGCGGCGGCGGAGGCGGCGGCACTGGATCGACCGGTGGTGGCGGTGGTGGTGGTGGTGAAGTCACGGTCAGGACCCTTCCAGGTGACGCGATCGGCGCCACGGCCACGGTCTTTGT